GTTCTATTGATGAAAAAATTGATTGAAGATGAATGTTTGATAATAAATGACAAAGAAACAGTTGAACAGTTATCATCTTTTATTGAACAAAATGGTAAATTTTTCGGAAAAGACTTGAAAGACGACTTAGTAAGTGCCTTATATTGGGCAGTATACGTAACACAGATGGATATTTTTGATGAAACGCTCGAATTGAAATCAAGTTTTACATCAGATAATGAAGAAGAAATATGGGGTGTTATGGCTGACCTTGAAGACCCAAACATAGATAATTCATTTAAGTGGTTGGATGATATTTTAATCTCATAAATTATAAATAGAGATATAATATTGAAACGAGGATTATAAAAATATGATAAAAGAAGAATTGGTCGAAAAGGTTAAAAGACGTTTGGGCGCGCCAATGGTAAAAATAGAGGTTGATGATACCCAAATATTTGATAATATTGACTATACAAGAAGCAAATATATCAAATGGGCAGTTGGCAACGCAACACAAGAAAAATATATAACATTATTACTTCGTGGTGGCCAGACATTATATGATATGCCATCAGGAACAACAGATGTTCTTGGATATGATATCAAAACAATGGGGTCAATTCATACCCTATTTACAATTGAAAATTATCTATATCAAATGGGTATGTATGATCAAATATTGATGCGAGGCGGCGGAGATAGCTATACCCTTGTATCATACCATATAGCAAGAGGATTCTTAGAAACGGTAAAACGATATGTTGTTGATGCCTATAATTTCAAATATCATAAATATACAAACCAATTGGAAATACAACCTCCGCCACCTTCTAGTGGTGTAACAACTGTTCTAAGCGGCGGGCAATATGTTGCTAACACACCGGGCTATCTATTACTTAGAACATACTGCATTGAAGGCACCAATGAAGACTTATATGAAAATATATGGTTCATAGACTATGTAACAGCATTGACAAAAATAAATTTAGGACGTGTTAGAAGTAAATTTGCCAACTACGCTGCTGTTGGATCAAATGTTGGATTATCAATGGATGGCGATACATTACTACAAGAAGGTATATCAGAAATTGAACATCTTGATGAAACACTTAGGTTGGAGGAAGTATATGAGGGCCTCGGTATAATCGTTGGCTGATAAGGGGTTTCGGAGATTTATATTGAAATAGGATAATTTCTCTAAATACTTCTAACAACAAATTGGGGGTATTTATGATAATCTACAAGGCGCTAAACAAGAAAAACGGTAAATGTTACATTGGCCAAACAGTAAAGACATTGCGAAAAAGAAGTATGTCACATATAAGAGCCGCAAAGAACAAAGAGAAAGATTATCCATTTCACAGAGCTCTTTTAAAATACGGAGAAGAAAATTTTGAATGGTGTGTGTTATGTGAGTGCCAGTCAAAAGAAGAAATGGATAAAATGGAAAACTATTACATTAAAAAATTGAAAAGCCATGCTTCTAAAAATGGATATAATTTAACCCTAGGCGGCGGTGGTAACAATGGCTGGATACCATCAGAAGAAACTAAAAAAAGAATACGTGACTCTAATATAGGAAGAAGAAAAACTAAAGAACAATGTGAAGAACAAAGCCAACGTATGATGGGTTCGGGCAATCCAATGTTTGGAGTAAAAAGACCAGAGTGTTCTGGTAAAAACAATCCAGCATGTAGACCAGAAGTAAGTAAAAAAATAAGTGAAGCTCTAAAGGGTAAAAAGAAACCTTATATGATTGAGCGAAATAAACAAAATATTGGAAAAACATATGAAAAAAAATATGGCGTTGACAAAGCCGAAGAAATTCGCCTAAAAATGAGTTTGTCACATATGGGCAAATTACTAGGAACTAAAAGAACCGAACATCAAAAAAACAAACAACGAGAAAAAATGTCTAAATATGAATACACAATTACATCTCCTGATGGCATAACAGAAAAGACCAATAGTATTCGATTATTTGTAACCGAACATAATGTTGATCGTAACTGGCTTCAAAAAGCATGTAAAGAGAATACACCGTACAGAGGATGGTCTGTTACAAGAATTTTAAAGGATGACAAAGTATGAAATTCCGCCGGAACATTGGTTCAGCAAAACCACAATTAGAAATATATAACCTCAAAGACAATCCTGAATGGCAATTGGCTGAATCGGTGGCTGCAGAATTTACAGATATTAGTGGCATAAAAATTACATATTATCAACGTGATACAGCAATCGTATCTGATGTTCTTTATGGTGAAACACAAGATGCTGAATATAAAGACGGCAAAGAAACTAAAATATTATATGAAGTTGGCGAAATTCCAACATTATATTCTATGTTCGGTATGATAGCAACAGACCAAATTGTAGCACATATACCACAGTGTATTTTCTTTAGAGATGTAAGCCAAACAGAAATGCCTATGCCGGGTGATGTAATCAAAATAAAATGGTATCATGGGATGTTCTCTAATTCAGAAGAAAGAACTTTTGAAATATCACACGCTGCCCAAGATCAATCTATATTCCAATTGAGAAGTTTAGTTTATGTATTATACTTGATGCCTTACAGGTTCTCCGAAGAATCACAATCTGCTCGGGATGTTTCTAGTGATTTGTCATCGGTTTCACAAGGCATATCTGCATACGGTGATAATGCTTGGATAGACACACAATCGCAGGCAATCAGTGCATATGACGGTGTTGACACAAATATATATGGTTATAGGAGTTAAATGGAAACATATTATTTTTATAAAAGTATAAGAAAAACAATAATACAATTTTTAGATATATTCAATAGTATCAATATTGAACGGTATGATGTTAGCGGAAACGTCAAAGGACGATATCTAGTGCCTATAAGATATGGGCCAAAATCAAAAACATATCTATGGATAAAAGACCATGATAGAGATGAAGAAATGTTGCCAATGATTTCTGTATATATTTCTGGTATTGATTTTGATCCAACAAGACTGACAAACAAATTTCAAGAAATAAAGGTTAGTGATACACAAACAACAGGCACATTTGCCAAAAATGCTATTCCATATAATATCGCATTTACCGTCAACATCTGGGCGCTTCATATGGTTGATATTGATCAAATATATGAACAAATTCTTCCGTTCTTTGCGCCACACGCCTTCATCAGGGTTAGAATACCTGAATTAGATTTGATTTATGATGCAAAAGTAATTTTGAATGGTTGTTCGCCTATCATGACAGACGATATTGGCGAAGAAGAAGCTAGAGTAATAAAATGGGATACGACATTTTCGGTTCAGACATGGTTATTCAAACCAGCATCAACACACCCACTTATCGGTAATATAGGCGGAATAAGTGGCACAAGTGGATTCTCATGGACATCTGGTATGGGTACAACAGGATTTGGTGATAGTGGGTCATCTGGTAAAATTGTCAATAGATATTATACAGATTTGGATACATTCCATGATAGGGATAATCCTGAAAAAGAAATTTTTGCTGATGACAGACCGGCAGAAGTATATGCCTTTAGACCTCTTGGTGTTGATGAAGATGCTAAGATCATATTGGATTACGAAATATTCGCTAATGGGGATAATATATAATGTCAATAACACTTTCAAAAGCCACCTCAACTGAATATGCTTTTGTTATAGGAAAAATACCTTCTGATTCAGATTTTCATGCAACGGACACATTACGATTGAATATATTCAATATAACATTGCCTGGTGTTTCATTAGAAAATGTTGAATTTCCGTGGGAAGGCAAACATGTTCAATATCATGTTGGTGGTATAACATTTGACCCATTGAATATAAGTTTTTTAGTTGATTCTAATTTTCATAATTGGAAAATATTATTTAGATGGCTTACATCTATAGCAAACAATTCTGATAAACCATCAGCAAAAGCAAATGATTATGTTACTGACGCGAATATTGTTATATATGATAATTTTGGCGCAGCACATACATTTATAACATTTAAAAATCTTTGGGTACAATCATTAGGCGAGGTTTCATTTTCAATTAGGGATGGAGAAACGCTTATCGAAAGTTCGGCAATATTTCAATATGACCGATATGAAATGGTTGATACGTAATTATTATTATATCAGAAATAAAGTGATTGATATCAAAAGATTTTAATAATTTTTATAAATAGAATAAGAAAGAATCTAAAATTTAGGAGGATTTGAAACATGGCGTTTTATTTAAGCCCTTTGGTTGCTGTTAATGAGTATGACGCAACCACAACGATACCTGCCGTATCAACCTCAATAGGCGTAATTATCCTTAGAGATACATACAAAGGCCCGGAGTTAGAAACACGGTTTCTA